TACCTACCGCCGCCGCTTCCAATTCCTCAGCCATTCATCGCCGCGGCTCTCCTGAAAACCAATGGTCCAGCCCCCAGCTGGACGCCAATTAGCAGATATGCCCATTCCAGCACAACGCCCGGATGCGGCCATGTCTCGCCGGTGATGACGGCAAAAGCCGGCGCGCCGATCTGATACCATGCGAGGATGCTCACCTGCAAGAATAGCACGGCGGCCCAGGCGCGCTGCAGGACGGGCGATGTGGCAAGGGTGGCCTGAGTAGCCTTGGCAGTGTCGCTTGCCGCCTGTGCCCACGAGGCTTCGATTTTGGCGGCAGTGGCTTGGGCCTCGACCTCAACGCGCGACCTGAACTCGGCTTCGCTGATCTGCTTCTGGAAGTAGGCCTTACCAAGATCGGTGATGCGGTCGAGAAAGCCGCCGGTCAGTATCTTGACGATCGCCGCGATCACGGCTTCGCCTTCCCGGCCGCGCCCTGGTCGATGAGCCGCCCCATGATGCCCGCCACCGCCAGGGCGGCCAGCACCCACGGCTCGGCGCCGTCCGGCAGGAAAGACTTGGCGTCACCCGGGAGTGCCGCCCACACCAGCGGCAGCGCCACAATGGCGCCCATGGCCTGAACGCTGAACCAGCGCCATGCGGATTTCCAGTTCGTTACCAGCGTCATGGCTGGCCTCCTTTCATGATCCATGCGGCCAAAGCCGCGATAAGTGCCGCCAAAGCGGCGATGAGACCGCCCGCCAGCGCCTTGGACGGCGCAACCGGGGCGGCGGTTTCGGTATCCGGCGCTGGAGCTGCCGCAGGCGCTGGGGCTGGTGCCGGGGAATCCTTCACTGCCGGGGCGGGCGTGGTCTCGACCGTTACCGCGGCCTTTTTGCCGGCGTCGGCAATATGGTTCGAGGCGGCATTGAACAGCGCGATCTCGGCTTCGCGCCTGCGCACCAGACCGGGAAGCACCTTGCCGCCGCCCTTCTTCCACATGCGGAATGCGGCCGCCGCGCCCTCGGCGTCACCGGAATTGAACCTTTTCACCACCGTCGATGACGTGAACGCGCCAGCCCCGATGTTGTAGCAGAGCGAAACCATGGCGCTGAACTGGTTCTCGGTTGGCGACCTGGTCAGCGCTTTCATCACCGCCGCCTCATAGGTGACAAGATCGGTGACAAGGATTTCAGACGCCTGCTCGCCGGTGATCTTCATGCCACTCTTGACGGCGGGCGGACCTGCGGACGTGGTGTGGCCATAGCCGATGGTCCATACCCCCGCCGGGCACTTGTAGGCCGTAAGGCGAAGCCCCTCAAATTCCTTGATAAGTTCAATGCCTGCGCGATTGGTTTTCATCTGTGGGCCTCTATCCATGATGTGATGATGCGGGCTGCGCTGTCGGGCAAAACCTCAAGCCAGACCGCGACGACGGCGACCAGGATCATGAAGTATCCGGAGAGGGTTTTCATTGGATGATGTCCTTCAGGATTGTGACCAAGGCATTGGCGATGAAACCCAGGCCCGCAACGTAGAAGGCAAGTGTCATCTGCCATTTTTGAGTTCCGGCCGCCGCCTTGTCGCTCTGATAGGCACTGCGAGCATCGAGGATGAGCCCCTTTACCTCGTCGAAACCGGTTTTCATGTTGGTCTCAAAATGAGCCATCCTCGTTTCGAGCACGGCAATGCGAACATGGTGCTGACTGTCATCAACCATGGAAACCTCGTCAGATTGTCAGAAAGGTGGAGCCTGGCGTCAGCGCCCGGCTATCCGCCGCGCCGCCGCCAGTATTGTCTCAACCGCCGCCAGAATGATCGCGGGAAATCGCCTCACGCGAAACCCGCACCGGAGCAGCAAAAGGGTGGTAGCGATGTCCAATGCCACGATGACCGCCCAGCCCCACCCAAGCCCGCTTACCGCCTGAAACAGCAGCGGCCAGAATGATGATAAGCTGGAGGTATCCACTGACATCGGCCCATGCCCACATTGCGTCGCGCGAAAGCACTCCGGCGTCGTGCGCCGCATATGCGAATACCATGACCAGGTACAACGCGGCGACTGGCAGAACTACCATAGTGGGCCGCCGCACGGCGATGAGCGCCGCGCCGCAGGCTATGTCAGCAGCGGCCTGCCAGAGACCGGGCAAGTCATGCGAGGAAACAATCCGTGTCAGCACCCAGCTGGCCGCCATGACGCTCACAATGGGCCACAAGCGGGGCGTGCGGTACAGTGCCGTGGTGCCGACTAGGGCCAGCGCCACGGCATAGGCAATCGGCCAGAACGTGTCTGGAAGGAATTGTGGCACTCAGCGGCCCCGTCCGCCGCCGCCTCCGCGCCGGGGCGACGGAGGATCGACTGGCCACGCAGCCGTGATCTGCTCATTCGTGGGCTGCGAAAACCCGTTCCCGGTCACGACGTGGCGCAGCGAATTATGCGCGCCGGAAATCAGGCCTTCGACCCGGGCGGCATCCATGAGCCTGTCCAGCGCCTCGCCCATTTCCATTTCGAGCGCGCCGCCGGCCATCACGTCCGGGGCCGCCGTTTTCACAGCCGCCCGCGCCCGGAGCAGATTGTCAACCAGCGCCGCGGCGTCGATGCGGCATTTCACGAGCAGCGCGCCAGCGGTGATAACGGACGCAGGGCAAGGCTTGATCTTCTTGGGCATTTCGACAGTTCCTTGTTTGTTGCAATTGGTACTGGATTTTTCCACGCGGATGGCGTACCGGTTCCGTTCCATGCGGATGAAGCTGCTTGTACTGGCCGTCCTGTTGGCCTTGGTTCCTGCCCCGGCGTTTGCCCTTGATGGCGCCCGCCCGGCAATGTGTACGGATCGTGCCGAGCCTGGGTTCAAGCTCCGCAAGGAGCGCAAGGGAGACGGCGTTGCCCTGCTGCAAGGCGGCGATTACCCGATCTACGAGATTTACGGTGACATCACCGAGAAAACCTACACGAAGCTAACAAAACTGATCGGCAACCGCAAGGGCGGGTGGCTGTTCCTTCGCAGTCCCGGCGGCCAGACCTACTGGTCCATAATGATCGGCGACATGATCCGCCGTCAGGAAATCTGCACCTATGTCCCCGACAAATGGATGTGCGCCTCTGGTTGCGCCATTGTGTGGGCGGGCGGCGTGCAGCGCTGGATCGCCAAGGGGTGGAAGATAGGCTTTCACCGGACGATGATTATCAGGGACGGCAAGGAAATCTACGATTCCGCAGATGTCGATTACTGGAACACACTGGTGGAGAATTACTACTGGCGCATGGGCTATTCCACCGAGGCCATCAAGAAATTCCAAGCCCCGGCAACAAGCATCTACTGGCTGACCCAAAAAGACGCCGAACGGCTTGATGTTGGCGCCAACTATCTGTGGTGGCGTTAAGGGTCATTGGCCCGCCGTCTGCTCCGCCTTGGCTCGCAACTCTGGATGTTTTCGCATCAGCGTTTTTCTGGCAATCTCGCGCGCCTGATCATAGCCGCGCTTCAATACCCGTTCCTTGGAGTCCTGGCTGCGCTGCGACCACGACGGAGATTTTACCATGCGCTCAAGCCTGCGCACAGCTTCTTTGCCGGAAATCTGCGTGTACTCCGCGTACTGCTCTGTTGTGAGGTCGTGGCCGTTGATGTGGCGGCGCGGCTTTCCGGGGAAATATTTGGCATCCACCATGGCCCGCGCGATCGGGTTGTTCTTCTGCGTAGAGACATACACAGGAGAAAACAGGTCCGGGCCAACATTGCCTTCGCCGGTGATGGGCTCGCCAAAAATGTCGTAGCGTTGCGGCAGGGTTTCCCTGAGGCCCGGAATCCTTTCTTTGATCTTGTCCAAAACCCCTCTGGCATCGCGGAATGACGGGTCTTTCGCCCTGGCTATCTGCGCAAGGAAGTTCGGCACAAATCCAGACGCCAGATGCGACAGGTAGTTTTCCATGTACGCTTTCGGGTCCATGGTCATCCGCGAAAATTCAGTGGCGGATTTCAGCCATGTCTTGTCGGTCACGTTGTTGATGATCGAAGCCATCAGCATCCACCCGAGATTTTCATACTCACCCTTGCTGATCTTGTTCCTCAATTCAACCATGTCGGAGACAATGCCAAGGTGCAGGGAGAATGGATCAAACCGCAGGTAGCTGTAGTATTTCCCGCCGATGTTCAGGCTATAGGGCTGCCAGCCATCCGCGCGCATCACGCCTTTTTCACGCTCATCATCGGAGCCGCCGCCAGTCGCCATGCCGGACATTACAATGGCGCCCATTCCGGCAAGCATGACGGTTCCCAGCGCAATTCTGGCAATCTGCGTATCACGCGCGGCGCCGCCATTTTCGCCACGCAAGTTCTGGCGAACCTCGCTCATGAGGAGCGGCCCGATGGGGCTTCTTTCTGCGGCGTATTTGAGAATGTTGATGGGGGTGCGCAGAAACGGCAGGAGCCACCACAATTGCCAGGACTCTCGGAACCGCATCAAGGTCTGGCCTTTGGTGCCCAGCTTGTTCTGGAACGTCTGATATTTTCCAGCCGCCGCCGCCCGTTGGACCATCGCCGGAGTCGGGTTGTTCCGCAAATCCAATATGCGATCGGCTAGCGCGTCGCCGTCCAAGCCCTCCGCCTGCGCCATGCGAACGGCAATTGCGGTAAGCTCGGCGCGGTAATTGACCGCTTTGAAAAACTCGTCCGAACTCATCATGAGCCGCGACGGAAGCCGGATCACCTCTCCCGCTATTCCGGGAATGGCCTTTTGCATGGGCTGGTCAAACTGCGTTTCCGGGCTTTGCGGCTCACCCGTCTTGAGCGCCATCCATGCCAGCTGCAAGCCTTCGCGCGATCCCTCAAGAAGGCCAATCGCGCGGGCCATGGTTTCGCCGCGGGAAACCTTGTCTCCGCCATGCAGCTTGCCAATCTGTTCGGCCACAAATGTCTCGGGTATCTGGTTCAGCGCCACCAGCATATTGGACATGAAGTTGACGGTTTGTGTCGCAGGGCCCGAAAGCAGCGAGTTGATGTAGTACTCGCGGATCATGTCAAGGAAGCGCGGCTTGAACATGTCGCGCGCCATTCGCCCAACCTGGCCTGGGGTGTCGAGCGAATCGATCATTTCCGCCATGTCCCTGATGGCTTCCGGCCCCATGTTCCCGCGAGACGTTTTCTCCGACAGCATTTCGGCAACGCCCCGAAGGTAATCGGCGCCCACCATCATCTTGAACTGGTTCAAGGCCCGGCCCGCCTCGGCGGCGATGCCGGACACCTGTTCCTGAATGGCGGCGTGCCGCGTCAACACGCGAGCGAAATAAGCCCGGTCAACGTCCGACGTAGTGTTTTTTGCTCTGGCGGCAGCCTTCTTTACGATCTCGGCGGATTTCTCCAGCATCGCCCGCGCGGCGTATGCCTCATGGTCATTGAATGCCTGGCCAGACTTTCTCTTGAGGAGTTGCTCAAGCGACATGCCGAGCTGCTCGGCAAGCTGTTTTGTCTGCTCGTGGGAAACCACGCCACGGCGGGCCGCAATGAAGCCGTCGGCCTTTTCGGCCGCATCTCGAAGGACGTCTTTTATGTCCTCTGCGGCGTCAATCTTGCTCAGGTTGATGTTGCCGGCAAACTCTGCCATGGCGCGATCTTCAGCGGTCGTTGCGGCCTGCGCCTGATAGAAACGCCCACCCGCTCCACCGTCGTCAGGCGGAACGGACGAAAGCGGCGATTGCCTGCTCTCCTGCCTCTGCGGCACCAGGAAGCCACGGCCCTGCCCCGTGCCCTGACGGCGCTGTGCCATGCCGCCGGTTTCAATGCTGGACAGGATTTGCTCTGGCGTTGTGAACCCGCGCCCGGCCAGCATGTTGGCCACGGCCCGGAGGAATTGGCGCACGCGCTGGAAAATGCGCGACACCACGTCATCGGCGGGCGGCTTCATGGCGTGCTGCGCCATGGCGTCGGCAATGGCTTCCTCGACCATCAGTTCTTCGAGCTGGTCCGGCGCAATGTCAAATCGCTCCCGGTACAGGTCGCCATAGCGCTCGCGGATGCCGTATTCCTCAATCCACCGGGTCTTGGCCATGCGGGACAGGACGGCCCATTCCTGCTGGCTCATGACGCCCGCCTGCCGCAATGCGTGAACCGCCTCGTGGCGGATGTTGAACCTAGGGTCCAGCACCGATTGCAGGGCAATGTAGATCACGCCGGTATTGGGGTCGAAATAGGCGTCCTCGTCGCCGGGAAGGCTACGCGTCACGTTCACCGCCGCCAGTCTGCGGCCAAGAATGCGCTGCGCGATCTGGTTGATTTCGGCGGTCAGCTCGCGGCTCTGCCGGTCTGAAATTGCGAAACGGAAGCTGTTCAGGACGGGAGAGGATGGCGCGGATTGCATCGTGCCCTGCGGCGGGCGGGAGGAAAGCGGGGCCTGGGGCGGGCCGCCATTAATAATTGCCTCAGCAGCCGTTTGATTCTCGGTCGTTTGAAACACGGCGCCCACGCGCATCATTGCGTCTAGGACGGTTTGGGCTTCGCGCTCTGACGCGGTGCGATAGCGCATGCGAGAACCGATTTTTGTAAACTGGTCGCGCGCGCTCCGGCGAACCTCGGGGTTCAAAAAGTAAATGCCGCCAGTTTGCCTTGAGGCTGGCATTTCAATCTCGTAGGACGTGCCGCTGGCGCGCACCGTTATCACGTTGTCGTGCGACATGATTTCTGCGGCCGGCAGTTGCTTGAGGAAGGCAATCACTTGATCGGCAGATTTGAACCGGACGGCGCGCTCCTTGAGGAACGCGGCGGGGTCAAAATTGCGGGCCATAAGAATGCCGGGCTTCACATTTCCTTCGTTGTCGGTGTAGTTGATGATTTGCCCGCGCCCGCTGGTCTGGTCAAATCCGGCTAAGATGTTGCCGGTGACGATGTGGCGCCTTTCTTTGCCGGTCTGTCGCGCCCTGTCGAATGCTTCGACGGTTTGCTTGATCCCCATGGCCCAATCAGGGGCGCCGACAATGATCCGCGCCCGACTGGCCTCGTAAGCCTCTCCCGATATAATCATTGAAGAAAACGGGATTTGCATACGCTGCGCGTTGTCGGCAATGGCAATCTCTGCCGTCCATGCGCCGAGGGCAAGCGGATTTCCTGTCGCGCCGGTCTGGCCACGCCGGGCGACGTTCATCACAATGCCGATAATCGGCTCGCCGTCTTCCGTTGCGCGCCTCACCGTAACGCGACGCCCTGGCATTACGACATCAAGCAAGTCGTTAAAGCGCTGACGGTTTGCCGTGTGCTTCTCGCGGCGTTCGGAGCGAACGTCGTCGCTCTTGGTGTTCTTGAGTTCGTCGGCGACCATGCGGTCAAAGTCGTCAAGCCACTTCTTGGCAAAGGTCTGGCGCACCTTGTCGGCGGTGCGCGCGATTTCGTTCAGCGCCGACTCGGGGTTGTCGGTAGAAACCTTGCCTGCGCCTAAGGCCTCGGCGGCCTTGTTGACAATCTCTGGCATTGGCAGAGCTTTGCCATCTGACCTGACCTCAACTTCCTCAAGGATGACCGATTGCGTAAACGGGCTTTCGCCCTCAGACGGGCGCAACACTTGGCGGCCAACCGTCTTGGCGGACAGGTCAACGGTTTTTGCCTCAAGGGCGTTTTCGCCCATGGCGTCCAGGTTTGCAATCAGCGTCTTGTAGCGGGCGGTAATCTCGTCGATGACGCGGCGCTGATCGGCAACCGGGAGAAGAAGCAATCTTCCGGTAAGTTCGCGGGCGGTTTCCTTTTCCGGGTCGAGACTGACGTCAAGCAGCTGGTTGAAGTCCGGATTTTCAGCCAAGAACTCGCGGGCGACCTGATCGCCGTATTCGTTCAGGAAATCAACGCCGTCATCCGCCGAAAATGCCGACTTGCGAGACGCTGTTGTGTTGGCGTTTAGTGATGCCATTTTTTTTGCCAGCACAGCGGCGGGCCGGGCTTCGGCGGGAACATCGGCATAGGCTTGCACAAAGGCAGGCGGTACAACCTGCCCGGTGCGGTGGACGCGGCCCAGCATTTGCATGTGAACGTCGATGTTCAGTTCGGCCTGCGCAATGATCATCCGGCGGCGGCGCCGGTCCTTAAACTTGGAAGACGCATGCAGCGAGAGTCCGGTTGATCCCGCACGGTTTAAGATCATGGCATCAAGGTCGCCGCGGTTGTACTTGTCGATTGTCACGCGACGGCCAGCGGGGCTTACCTCTGAATCGCTGCGCAACGCGAACGACGCATTATCTGGACCGGCGTAGTCAAGGATTTCCTTGCGGCCGGTGATTTCTCCAACGCGGTATCCCGCCCTGGCAAGTCGATGACGCAGCCAGTCTATGGGCGAAATTGGCAGATTTGCCGTGTCAATCTGATCAACCTGGTTCCGCGCGTCCTCGTAGGCTTTCTGCATTCTTGGCGGCAGGGCGGACAGCGGGATTTGGACGTGATACTTGGTGCCGTCTGGCCGCTTTACGGTGAGGCGGAGTGTGCGCTCAAGGTAACGGAGCAGGACATCTCGGAACGACAGCGTTACCCCGTTGCCAGCCTTGATGTCGTTGTCCTCGGCGTAGCTCTTGAGGAACGCGCCCATTGTGTTGGCAACCGTGATGACCGGCTTTTCGTTTTCGCGTAGCGCCTGAATTGCCCGGTCTGCCACGGCATTGACCTTAATTGCCAGCAGCATCTGGTTGACGATGTTGTGCATGAGGGACGTGAAATTGGTCGAGTTGACCGACGCTTCGCCGGTTCCGGGATCCATCGCCGCCGCCTCGGCCTGGCCTTTCAATCCCTCCTTTACATCGCTCCAAACATCGCTTTTTTTGAGTTCAATGTCGAAACGGGCAATTGCTGCAAGAGATGTCGAGACCGCCTCATAGGCTTTAAGATCAACCGTAACTGGCTCGACGTCGTAGGACACGCCGTCAAAAGAGCGTTCGCGGCGGATGTACTGGCCAGCCTTGGCGAGCATAGAGGCTACGACTTGCTGCATGGGCACGCCGCCCTTGGCGATGAGATCGCCGAGCATGCTTGGCTTGTCAACCGCCTTGCCCATGTCGGTGCGGGCATAAAGCGCCATGACGCCTGGACGCTTGGCGTAAGTGGCCGACGAGAACATGACGGCCTTTGCCTTGGTCGTCACGTTCTTGAGAAAATCGGATCGGCTTTCCGGCGCATTTTTGGGGCCGCGTTCGTTGGGCTCCGTTCCGCCTGCATTGTGGCTTTCGTCCAGAACGATGAAGGCGCGGCCCGCAAGTCCGTCCACCAGCCGGCGGCGGTCGGTGGTTTGCCCCTTGACCGTGTTCATCTGGTCGTAGGTGGTGAAAATGATGTCAAAATCCTTGCCGGTTCCTTCCTGCTGCAGCGCGGCCATCTGGCGCTTGTGAAGGTCGCCGCCGCTGGCGCGCAAGAACTTGCCGCGCTTTGGCGGCGACGGCTGTCCTTCGACCTTGGCGCGCTGCGCCTCGTCGTACCAAGCCACGGCCTCGTCATCGAGGGGAATGGATTCGCCGGAATTGGTGAGAAACGGGCGCAGGTCGCGGCCAAGCATTTCCTGAACGCCAATGTCGTTCAGGTCTCTGATGATGTCGCCGTAGAGATTTGGCTTCTCCGTGACAAAGATCGGCACAAGCCCTTGGCGCATGGCGTAACGCAATGCTGCGGCAACAACACGACCCTTGCCAATGCCTGTCTGGTCGCCAATGATGAAGGCGGCTTCCTTCTTCACGTTGTCAAGGGCCAGCGCTACGGCATCGACTTGTTCGGCGGCCAGATACTTGCCGATTTGCCCCTTTTTGTAGCCCAGTTCATTTTCGAGCCACGCATCAAGGTCGCCGTGGCGGTCGGCCAAGTCCTGCAGCGACTCTTCGACGGCGGCGGCCATGTTAGTTGGAATCTTGGTGTCAAGCGATGTCTGGCCCGACATGGGCCGATAGGGCTGCTGCGCGGACTCGGCGTCCTGTGCTACGCGCTCTCGGCCAGAAACAGGTGCTTTGCGACCTCCGTCGCCGTCAGGGCGTTTTCCGGGCGCCATTTGGCCGCGATCAGGTTCGGGAGATTGCTGTTTTCCCACACCATCGGGTTCTCGCTGAACGCCTCCATCAAAAACTGTTCCTTGTCCACCAACGGCGGACTGTGGGGAAGCAGGCCTTCCCGCACCATCAGGGCGCTGATTTGGGCGGCTTCCGGCTTCCAATTCTGTCCCAGCTTCTGAGACATTACCGACGCCAGAAGGTCGAGATACCTCGTTTCCGGCGACCGCCGGTCCGGTTGCGGTTTCAGATTGAGCGGGAGCTTCATTCAACTTCTCCTCAAGCGATTCCCAAGTGTCATAGACCTTGGGCAGTTCCACGGCTGGAAGCGGTCGCGCCGATTTTGACCGGCCATCAATTACAATGACATCGACCGGCCATGCAGCGCCCTGGCGCTTGTAGAGATCGCCCGCAACCGTGAAGTGATCGGTGACGTTATATCCCTGATAGAGCCTCCAGTAAAACTCTCGTTTTTGCTTTGTGTTGTAGCCATCCGACCGGCTTTTTTCGGACCCCTCTTTGACTGAGCCAACAATCAGAACGGCGCGGCCATCGTCTTTCATGGTCTTAAGCGTGTTCAGCGCAATCGCATGGTCAATCTGCGTTGTGGTCCAGCCATCAACGTCAAATGTCTTGGATGACCCGTCCGATTCCTTGACCGCGCCAAACGGCGGATTGGCGATGACGGAATCGACTGGATAATCCGACTTGCGAAGACTGCCCGTTGCGGCGTCTTTCTGTGTGACGCGAAAACCTTGCGCCTTGAGCGCTTCAGCGCGGCGGTCGTTAATTTCGTTGACGGTAGCCCTGGATGGACTGGCTTCAATAAGCAGCATGCCGTTGCCTGCGGTTGGCTCCAAGACGTCCTTGGCCCCGGGCACGCCGGCAAGACGGGATGCAATGAAGGCAAGCGGCGCAGGAGTTGAATATGCCTGATCCGCCATGCTTTCAGACGTGCGAACGCCGAGATTGGGCTGGCGGTTATAAAGATCGACTAGGCGACGGTACGCAGTTTTGGCGGGCCGGGCCTTGGACGCGCCAATGATCGTGCGGGCGGTCAGCACAATGGCGAGTTCGACCTTTTCGTCAAGGTCCTTTGCCTCGGCAGTGCCGGGATTTGCTACAAAACCACGCTCGGCCGCAAATTTTCGCGCTTCTGTGATCGTGTCGAATGCGGCGTCTGGCTGCGAAAAGTAGTTGACGAAAGCCGTGACAAGCGGGTGGAATTTTTCGTCCTGCTGCAACGCAAGTTGCGGCTTGCCGTTATTCTGGATTGCCGATCCATTGTCATTCTGCCCATCAAGAGCCGCAAGGGCGGCCCTCACCTCATCTGGCGAGTCCATCCCGGCCACATCAAGGCCGGCGTCCTCCATCATGTCCCGCGCGCCATTGTACCACGATCTGAGATAGGGGCGAACCTGTTTGATCGTGGCGCCCAAGTCAGCGGCAATAACGCGGGCAAAATCGGAAAACCGCCGCGCGCCAGCTTCAATGTGGTACGCGGCCAACTCCGCGCCTAGAGCCAGCATTTCCGGATCAATGCCAGAGGAAACCTGGTTCTTCAGCTTGGCCTTCAGCTTTTCGCGCAATTCGGCGGCGCGGTCCTTGGTCACGAACTTGTTGGAATCGCCATAGGTTTCTGGTTTTGGCGATGAGGCGGCCGGATCAACCTCCTCCGGCCTCTTGTCAAAGATGTCCGTCTGGTCGCGCTCGGAGCCGAACATGCCGATGTCCATGCCCTTCTGCGGGGAGTTGGACTTGAGGGGCGCTTTCGCCGCATTCTGCATGGCGCCCCGGACATCCTGCTCGGCGCCGGGGATCACAAGCTGCGGCCTGCCATCGGCGCCGGGTTCGGCGGCGGGGCTTACCGGCCCGGCATCTTGCCCTCGGCCTCCCTCTTGGCCGCCACGCGCGCCAGGGCTTCGAACTTCTTCTGCTGTGTCAGCATCAACTGCTTGCCCTGCTCCGTCGAGGCGATCCGTGCCAGCCGGGCCAGCGCCATCGCCCGTTTCTTGTGGTCCTTGCTGCTGATCTGCATTGGTTGCTGTCTCCAAATCAGGAAATGGCACGTCCTCAAACGCCACCATAACATTGGGGTTTCCGTTCTGGAAGGCCGCCTCAAGCGCCGGGTCCAAGCCCTCCGTATCCTCAAGCGTGGCGTGATACTGTATGGCGGCCCTCTCAAAGGCGTCATCTGGCTCCATGCCCCCGGCGATCAGCCGCGCCGCGTTGCGCAATTCGTCCGGTCCCCACGATTCCTCGGTGGTTCCAGACCGGGCAAAGAATTCCTCGATGTCAGACCAGACTTCTGCGCCAAAGCGTGCCCGCACCTGGTTCTGCGGCTGCCAATCATCCGGCATGTTTTCGTTCAGTTTCTGAACGCGGATGGCCTCGGCCTCGGCCTGATCCTCGGCGGCAACCACCTGAAGGCCGCTCATGTGCTGGGAAATCAGGTCGTAAACGTCGGCAACGGTGGTCTGCTGCTGGCGATCGGTTCCCCGGCCCGGCTCAAACAGGTAGCCGGCTTCGATCAGCTGCTCGCGCACCCTGTCGGGGTGAAGGCCCTTCTTGCGCACCACCGGCCCGAATTGCGTCATCTTGGGCAGGTCCATGCCGCGAAGCTCGCCGGTCACGTCCCTGATGCCGCCGATCGAGGCGATGAAGTCCAGCACGTTGGCCGGGCCCTTGAACGTCCTGGGCCTGCGCCAGTTGCCATTCTTGTCAATGATGATGCCGCCGCGAAGCCCTGCATATTGGAGGGCCTTGCCAGCCTCGGACACGTCGATCTTGGCAAATTTGGCGAAGGCTTCCGGCGTCAGCGGGCCGTTGCCGCCAAGGTAGCGCTTGAGCGCGCCGTCCACCTCGCCGCTGATTGTGGTCGGGTTATACCGCGGCGCGTCTTGCTGCGGTGCGGGAATTTGCGGCTGATCCGGTAATTCAGCCTGAATAACCGGGAATTCAGTTTCAGACGAAAACTGGTCAAAAGGGGCCTGAAACGTTGAATCTGCTGGGTTCGAAACGGAATTAGGTAATGATCCGGGTTCTTGCTGCGGTGCGGCAACCGGCATCTGGCCCGCCGCTTGCATGGCGTCCGGGGCGCCAGCGATTTCACTAGGGGCTTCCGGCGGATTGGGCGTCACCGTGCCGATCCCGGCCTTGGCGGCGGGGCGCTTGGTGTTCCGGCCTTCCTTCACCCACTGGCGAAACTCGTCAACCGACATTTCGGTCACGTCGCCAATGCGCTTGAGCGTGGGATTGTCGAAGGAGTTCACATACAGATCAACCGCCTGCCCCAACGATGACGCGCCAAGGACGCTCTTGTGCTCGTCGAATTTCCCGGTTTTCAGGTTGAGCTGGTCAATGACGAAAACCCGGTCTGATTCCGGGCTGGGGCCGATATAGACGTCCACATGATCGCCGTCCTTGCCCGTGGTTCGCTTGATGTAGCCGTAGTCGGCGGGAAGCTCTGGCGATGCCCAATCCCGGCCATCCTCATCCCGGCCGCGCCGGATTGAGCCGCGCGGGTTCTCAATGGACACGTCAAGGCCGTGAATGCGGACGTGGGCTTTCTGGTAGTTGCCCGCTCTGGCCTGGGCCTCGGACGGCTCCGGATTGACCACCGGCCTGACCGGCTCAAGGTCTTGGGCGGTCTCAATGGTCGCCTTTGCCTGCCGGGTGCCCCTAGGCGCCCTTGGCGCGGTCCCTGGCGGCGGCGGCGCGGCGGATGGGGTAACGGGGGTCGCGCCCTGCTGGCGGGCTTCCTGGACCGCCGCTGCGCGTTCTGGCACATTCATGTCGGCGATCTGCTCCGGCGTGTAGCCTGCGCCTAGCAGATAGCCCTCATCGCCCGGGTCAATGCCAGACGGCGGCGCGTCCTCCAGAACAAAGCCGGGGGGCGGTGCGGGTGGCGCTGACGGCGCGGACGGTGCCGGGGCGGGCTGATCTGCCTGGGGCGCGGCCTGTTGCGGCGGCGGGGTGGCGGGACCGGCTTGCGGGCCGGGCGGATCGTCGGGGAATAGGCGGGGTTCCGTCCGGTTGCGCGGAGGCGGAGGGGCGGAGGGTGGAGGTGGTTCGCCGGTGCCACGCGTTGCGCCATAGCCTTCCATGGCGGCCTGCATACCGCCCCCAACCGCACCGCCTATGGCAAAATTGTATAGGACGTTTTCGTCAAGGGCCTGCGATGGGTCAACGGTAATCTGGTTGATGACGTTCCCGGCCCATGTCTGGAACGCCTCCTGACCGCCTTCCGCTAAAACCTGAGTGCCAATGCGGCCGAACGCTTTGGCAAATCGCTTGAACGCCGGAGAGTTGGCAATGGGGCGCAGGCCGGGGATGAAGCGCGGAGCCTGCTGAATGAAGGTCTCGACCGGCACCACTTCGGACACGCCGGGAAGCGCGCTCAACCGGCCCGCCTGCAGCGCCTTGACCTGCGCCTCGGCGCCAAGACCTGAATTGTAGGCCTCGCCACGATCTTCGCGCCGCTGGGCAGCCAAGTCGCGGATTGCTTCTTGGTAGCCCTGATCGGCGCCAGCGGCCGCGCCAGCCACGGCAACGCCAGTTCCGCCGGTCAACAGGCCGATGGGCAGGAATGCCGCCGTTGATCCAAACCCCTGTCCGAGATCGCTTGTAACAGAACCGCGGAATCGCGGGTCTTGAGGAAAAGCCTCGTTGGCCGCGCCTTCAATGTTTGCTGCAGCCTTGGAAAGGCCTTGCTGCTCAATGGGCCTTGTGTCTGTGTAGCGGCGCGCCTGGTCAAGATAGCTTTTGGCCTCATCAGTTTTGCCGTCCCACAATTTTCGTATAGCGACCTGATAGTTGAACGCAACAGCTGGGGACAACCTAGCGGGAAGCGAACGCATAAATTCCGTGGCTTGCTCGGCAGTCATGGTCTTGAGGCGGCTTATGCCATCCTCGGCGCGCCTGATTTCGTCTGGCGAGTCGGTAGTGAGAACATTGGCTCCGCGCAACATTCCCGCCGTTGTACCGGCAGCGCCGCGAACGGTAGCGCCGCCAAACTCGCTGGCGTAGTCGCCAACGCCAAGTGCCGCCGGTTCTTTTTCCTGTTTCAGAACAAAGCCAGGCGGCGGGGCCGTTTCTTGCTGCCGCCGCAACGGCACGGATGGCACTGTCTCAAATGTCGGCGGTTGCTGCTCAAGCACAAATCCGGGCGGCGGGGCGGGAGCCTTTGGACGCGCGGGTCTGGCGCTGTCCGGGGGCGTCTCCAGAACGAAGCCAGGCGGCAGGGAACTCAGAGGGGAAGCCATTGACCGTTCCTGTAAACAACGCGTTCGCCGGTCTGCGGGTTTACCGCGGTGATGCCATCGGCGGTCCCAGCGTCACTTGTGATGCCCGGCGACTGGCCGCCGCCATTGGTCATCAGGTCAAACTGCGTGACGTTTGGATCGGCAGCGCCGACTTGCGGAGCGGCGGACTGTGCGCCGTCGAGGCTTACGCCAAACGCCTGCTCAAGCTCAGCCTTCTTTTGTTGAACAAGGCCTGGAATCTGATCTTCCGGGACAAGGTTTCGGCGGAGTTCGCTTTCGTAATTGCCCAGCTGAGTAAAGGCAAAGCGCTTGTTGGTGGCGGCTTGCGCGGGAGACAGCGACCCGTCAGCGGTATCCACGCCCCGGCGCTCGTACCATGCGGTTTTGGCCTTACTTTCAGCCTTGGCCAGCGCGTTGTCTTCCTGTTTCTGGTTCACCCCAATGGCGTCCAGCAACATGGCCATGCGCCTGTCCTGCTGTTTGGTCTGATCAAGGGCTATGGCCTGCTTCACCTTGGCGGCGTAATCCTCTGACTCCTGCTGCCCGGTGATGTAGGAGCCGGCGCCAGTTGCCGCAGCGGCCGAGAGGCCATCAAGGACGCTGCCGCGCGTTTGTGCCATGGCAAGCGATGCCTGCTGTATCGCCTTGGCGATGTTGCGGCGGCGCTGTTTTTCCGGGTTGATGGTCTCAAGCAGTTCCTGCTGCCATGGCGATGTGTCGGTGCCCATGGCGGCCTGGGTTTGCGCCGTGAGCGTGTTGATAAGATCGTCGATGGTGGACATTTCAGAAGTCCTCAAAGGAAGGTGTTGAGAACGAGGTCGAGTTGCGGCTGGTTGGGAGCGGCACCGGCTGGCCTGGACGCCGTTGCGGGCGCGGGCGATCCCAGGATGCGGGTGATTTCCTCAAGAATAAGCTGGTTCCATCCGGAATCCTTGCCGCCGCGTTCCGCGTCTCTCGGACCCTGCATGGTGTTGCCGCTGATATTGCCGCTCAGGATAGATTCGATGGCCCGCTGAAACCCATCTGTGGCGCGGTCCTTCTCGTACTGCGCGCGGTTCCATGCCTCGCCGATTGATTGAGGCTGGCCAGCAACCTGCGACGGAGCCACGGCGCCGGGCTGCGGTGCCTGGCCAGCGTAGCTTGTCTCGCCCTGCCCTTCGGGACCGGCGGGGTACGGCATGTTTTCGCCCGCATAGAGGCTTTGAGCCCATGATGGCACGGTGGGCTGCCTTGCGGCCTGCTGCCCGGCAACTGGAAGGCCGCCGCCCGGAATGGTTATCTCGGTTGGGGCTTGCGCTGCCGGGGGCCTGTATCTGGCAGGCGCCTCGCTTGACGGCGGGCGCGGCATGGCTGGTGCGGCGGCGCTTGCCGGAACAACTGTGCCCTGCGGAAGCCGCGCCTGGTCTTTCATCACCTGAGGCCCGGAAGCGTATTGAGACAGAGACAGGCGGGGGTCAACACGCGCGCCAGAAAGCTCGCCGTTCACGACTGGCAGATTGTTCATGTACCGCGCCCATTCCTGCCTGTCGGCAAAGCGCGGATCGCCCGCCACGGCCTGGTTCGCTGTCTGGCGGTAACGCTGCATTGAGTCCGTGAGGTTGCGCGCAAGGTCTTGGGGAGGGGCAATGCCGCCGCCGGTGAAGGCGCTGATGATCCGGTCGGCGATGCCCGGTTCCGGTGGTTGAACTTTGGTCCATGAGGCTGTCGCTTGCGGCAGGTTGGCCTGCCCTGGCCAGTTGGTGCCGGTGCCAGGAGCTTTGAACATGGCGCCGGTCTCGCCAACGACCTGATTGTTTCCGGCAAGCTGCCCGCGAACGGCGCTCTGCCCCGGCCAATTCGTCCCGGTTCCCGGGGCCTTGAACATTGCTACTTCACGCTGCGGGTTAAGCACCCGTGGTGCGCCCGGCGATCCGGGCGCGGCGGGCGGCGGCGCAATCGTTCGGTAGGCCTCGCCGTAGCGCGTGTACTGGTCCTTGAGGGAGTTGATCCGGTTCTGCTCGGCGAAGCTGCGGGATGGCGCGTTCGACTGCGGAACGCGAGACTGGTCTTTCAGAATGCCGCGTGAGGTCTGCGACGTCGCAGCCTTCGCTGCTCCGGTTTGCGAGTTGGAGGTTCCAGCAAGTCCGCGATTGGGTCCTGCGGCCTGCGTGTTGCGGCTTGCTCCAGAAGGGTTGTTGCTCGCCTTTGCCGCCGCCATGGTGCCGCCGGGACCGCGCGATGTGTTGGTGTTTCCGTTCGATCCGCCGCCACCCTGCCGCGATCCCTCGGACGGTCCGCGCGATGCGCTGGCCTTGGATGCAGCCATGCTGCCGCCGGGGCCGCGTCCCGCGCTGCTGCCGCCGCCGCTCGTTGTGCTCTTTGAACCGCTGGACGGCGACTTGGTATCGCTGCCCATTTTGGTGCCTGACGTCTCTGGCATGGCTGGTCTCTCCCGCTACAGAAATGCTGACGCCACGCTGCCGAGAATCCCGGCAACCTGGTTCCATGGCGAATTGTTCTGATTGGGCGTCTTTTGGGTTACGGTTTGCGCATAAGGGCTGTTGGTCAGGCCAGAAATCAGCAAGTTCAACTGGTCCGCCGGATAGTTGAACTGCCTCAAGAAATCCTCATAGCCGAGCGTCATTGACTGCTGGTCAAGGTTCTGCTGGTTGGAGCCGGAGCGATACAGCGCATCAATGTATCCGAGAAGGTCGCGCTGCTTGGCGGCGTTCATTTCCTGGGCATTGAACAGGTTCCCGATGTCATATTGCCTCATGCCCTGCGCATCATTGTAGGCCTGCGCATAGGCTTCCGCCGCCGCGTCACCCATCTGCTGCACGCCGCGATCTTCGATCATGGCGTCGGCAATGCCATGCCGGGCGTCACCGAATGCGCCATCCTGATGCGCGCTCATGTTCGACTGCCACTGCTTGGCGGCATTGGTAGACTGGCGGATGCGATCCTGGGTGCGGTTCAGCACATTGTCGATGTAGGGCGACATATAGGATTTGACGTCGCCACCATCCCCAATGCTGTCGATCATGCGCGGCGCCTTGAATGACCCTGCATTGGCCGCCGCGTTTGGCGCGAAATTCCTAAGCATGGACATTGCGCCGGTCTGGTCGCCGGTAAACCCGGCAAGGCGCTGATAGGGGTATGGCGTGTAGGGCCGTGACGCAATGTTCTGCGCCATGTTGTAGTTATTCTGCGATGCGTTGTTTACCCAGTCCGGAAGCTGCGTGGTGGTGGTTGTCTTTGGCATCGGTGTTTATCCTTAAAAAGAACGGCTTGGCCTAAAAGCCTTTGCGTTACCGAATATTCCCGATAAGCTTTCTTGGGTCGAACATCCCCATGGATACCGATGGGAGCGCGCCCGCAAGAAGGCGTATTTCCCTACGAATAGCGTCTTCTTTCGAAATCTTGCTTGGGTTGTTGGACGGCTTTGGTTTGGCCCCTGTTTGATTTCCAATTGGTTTGGCCCCTGTTTGATTTCCAAGCGGATTCCAGCCAGCCGGCACGCCCAGCGGGCTCATTGCCGCGATTGGAGCCATTCCGCCGTTCATTGACTGCTGGAAGAATGTGGCCTCGCCCATGTTGGGGGCCTGCCCGTAGGTTCGCATGTCCTGCGGGATGACCGCTTGGCCCATGGTCCCAAACGCTGGCTTCTGCACCGCGCCAACATTTCCGCCCGGCATTCCCATCTGGCCCGCATTCACCGAAAGCTGGCGCAGAAGCTCAGTGATGTCAGACGGGTTGCGCTTCCACCATTCTGTTGGCGGCGCGGTAGGAGCCGGAGTTGGCTGCGCTGCAACTGGCGGTCTCGGCGCAGGACGGTCAATTGGCCGTTCGCGCGGAGGAATCCATGGGTTATTCTTATCCGGAATTGTGCCGTGGGCAGTGACGCCAGGACGGGGGTTGGCAGACGCACCAGGCTTCTGCCCGCCGGGTTGGGGGCGTGGCTGAGGCTTATCAGCGGGCCAGCCGTGAACCGACATGCCGCCACCGGCCGCTTCTGGCGGCCTCTGAGCGGGACGGTCAATCGGCCGCTCGCGCGGAGGAATCATTGAATTTTTTGGCGGGACCGGCTGTGGCCGCTGCGCGCCTGGCTTGGGGCGCGATTGCGCTCCACCAGAGTTCAGTGATGACAAATATGCCTGAATGTTATTCATGACTGGTCAGCTCCTTTTGCTTCCGGCGTTCTTGATGTCGCGGACCAGCGTGCAGACAAAATTCCGCACGTCGGCCAGCGTTGCCGTGGTTCCGTTCAGTGTTCTGGTTTCAGTGTACGCGGTGATGGTGAAGTCTGCCGCGACTTGAGACAGGTCTTCTTGCGATGCCCGCTCAATCTCGGCAAAGCACTGGTTCACCCAATCGCGGAACTTTTCAGGATCGCGCGAAATCGGGCTTCCGAGAACAACAGGGCGCATGGCTAGTCGTGCCTGTTGGTGGCGGTTCCGGCCACCTCAAGGCGATGCCCGCCAAGCCGGAAATCACCGCCGACAACCTGTTGTTCGAACCTGATCTTGCACTGACGGCCGAAATGGCGAAGATCGGTAATCGTATCGCCAACGGCAATCGTCTTGGTCACGGTATCCAGCGTGGCCGTGTCCTCTGGCATATCCTTGGATGAAACCGTGATGGTGATGGAGCCGGTCTGCCGCGCAAAATCCGGAATGTACCCGTCGATGTTGACGCCCGCGTTGCCGTTTTCGATGTCGAAGAAGCCAGTCTCGATTTCCCAGCCAAGAGCCAGCCCGTCAGCGTCAACGCCAACTTCGTGCTGGTAGATAGTGCCTGCCTGGTCAACCGCCAACGGCTCGTAATTGCCAGCCAGGATTCGCGCGCCGAACACCGTGCGGTCCATGGTGCCCGTCACCCAATCGAACGAGTCGATGTTGACCATGACATACCGATCAGGCTCGGCGCTGCCGGCAGAAGGATAGAGCCACCAGATTTCACGGAAAGTCGGGTTGAAGTGGCAGGTGACTTTCGGCCGCTGCGTATTGTTCATCTCCGCGAATATGGCCTCAATCTCAGGTGCGCGCGGGATCACAGACAGTTGGCCGCTATACACATAGAACGTGCTGTTGCTCATCCAGAACGCCGCGCCATCAACCACCGTGAATGCCCCCGGTCCGATCAGCCCGCAATTGCTGGCGATTGCACGCGTCGAGTACACGCTGTTGTTGGCGGTGAACTGCATCAGATAGACCGACGTGTCTGACCACACGAGATTGACGCCCTGCGCAAGCCTTGCGCCAGCGACAAGCCGGGTTCCTTCCTGCAGGCGGCGCAAGTTGGCTGTATTGGTGTCGGCTGGCGTCCACACTGTTGGGTCGTCGTCGTCGCACCACTTCATCAGCATCAGGTCATTGTCAGCGCCGAGCACAACCACAATGCGCTCGGAGGTCACGAACATGAACTGGCCTTGCGTTGGCGCATTGGCCACTGCCGCCGCTCTGTTTGCCGTGTTGCGCTGCCAACGGTAGAGCCCGCCGCCCGTTGGCATGGCAAGGATGTCCTGCCCATAACGGTCAAGGGACCAGTACCGCTGATATTGCAGATAGGTATTAGAGCCGCGGATTGTGCCCCAGGTTCCAGAGCCCCACGTACCAATGCCCCAGCCGCCGCCCGCCGTCACATTGACATTGCCCGGCGCCAGTTCGTAGTAATACGACACCGATGCGCCGCCGCCCGGTCCCGCCGTCGAGGTTGCGGCGCTTGCGTGAGTGATGGTGTAGCTGTTGGCGTCGATCAGGGTTGTGACTGTGTATTCCCCCGCTATTGTGATGCCGCCGACCGCTGTCGCTCCCCAAAAAATCACAAACTGGCCAACAGCCAATCCATGGCCAGTGTGCGCCACCGTGACGGAGGTGGAGCCGTTGGTTGTGGAAAATGGATTGGAGAGCGTGCCGGTTGCCACAAACGGCGTGATGTTGGTGCGCGCCGCGTTCTGGTCATAAACCCACAACCGGCTTGACGTTCCGAAGGCGTGCCAGATGTTGTAGTTAAAATCCATCCAGACGAGTATTGACCGGCACATTGGCGTGACGCCCTGCCCCGCCAGATTCCACTGAACCCAGCCGCCTATCTTTTCGGGCTGCCCGTCCTTGAAGCGCACATGATCGCATACCGTGTAGCGGCCCTCAGCCTCATAGTCGGTCTGACTGAGGATTTGCCCCGGCGCAATGGGAAGGGGAATTTTTCTGGCCGCTGGCATGGCGTGCTCCAGTCAGTTTAAGGCGCGGGATTACGCTTCGAGAGTTGCAACTCGATCCTCAAGCGCCGTAATTTTTGCGCTAATTTCCTGCAAGGCCTTCACAAGTATTGGAATAAGCGACTGATAACTGACGGCGAGAAACTCTCCGCCATCATGCACAACGCCGCCGGAATATGATGTTCCAGATATAACTTCCTGAAGCTCTTGTGCGATAAAGCCGGGCTGCACGGCTTGCTGCTTACTGAAACTCTCTCTGTACCTAAAAGTAACCGGCCTCATCGCGTTTACAATCTCAAGGCTGGCCGTCAGCGTTTCGACGTCTTCC